TGTGTTTGCTGCCATCCTCGGCGGCGACGAAATCAAACTCCACGGTGAGCGTGACGTAGAACAGCGCACCACCTTGGCGGTTCTGCCGCTCCACTACCTCGCGTGCCGTGACGCGAGGCAGGATGCAAAGACCATGCTTGGCAAGGAGGGGCGAAAGCGCCCCGTACACTTGGTCAATGCCACGAAACTTGTAGCCCTGCGACTGGTTCTTGCTGTCTTTGCTGATGCCGACCTTGCTCAACTCGGCGGTGATCGCCGCGATCTTTTCATACACCTTCATGGTTGTTCTCCGTTAATGCTGCAATGGCGCGGTTACAAGCCTCAATGCGTTCTTGTTCTTCGCGCTGTTGTAATTCCAAATCCTGCTGATGCCACCAACTGTCGTCGTCGTTCCAGATGTCATCGTGCATGGCTGGCTCGCTCCTCGGCTACGGTGCAACCGCCGTCACCACATGGATCGCAAGCGGCGGCTAACAAGTACAGCAATACGATGCCAATGAGCTGCGGCCAAGGAAATTGCAGCTTATTCATAGTCAAACGCCTCCTCTTGAGCCTTGCGGTAGTGGTTCCAGCAAGAGTTCTCCAGCGTGTCAAATTCCTCAATCGTCAGATACTCAAGGTCGCACTTGTAATTGACGTAGACCGCGTTGGATTTCTTGTCGCTGCTGTCAATACCGTCGGGGTACACGCCGAGGATGCACGCGCTGCAAATCTCCAGCGTCTCGGGTACGCCGACCGAGGGATCGGCATGGTATACGGCGTATTCCACTTCAGCCTCAAAGGCTACGCCGAGCAGGACAATGGTGGTGGTGGTGGTAAGCATTTCTGTTGCTCCTGTTGTGTGTGTCAACGCTGATAGGATAGTTGCCTTGACATAGGGTGTCAACCCCCCTATCCTCCTTTTTATGAAACCGCAACAACTCATCAAGCGATACGGTTCCCAATACGCTGTTGCCAAGGCTTTCGGGGTTACCCGGGCGGCGGTGCAGCAATGGGTGAAGGCTGGGGCGATCCCAGCGGCAAGGCTGTGGCAACTGAAGGCAGGGCAGGTAAAGCCCCCACAGGGCCGCTAATGCGTTTCACGGAGGCCAGAAACGACAAACCCCCGATTAAGGGGGTTGACGCGGCAGACGGGCTGCCTATACGATGTATTTACGGGTACAGCGTGAGTGAGAGTTTGAAGGACTGTTCTAGTCCTGTCAACCACCCCACCACGCCAAGACGTTCGGGCATTCTGGTCGGGGAAACCACGCGCAGAGTGACCTTAAACCTACACCGGGGCGGCCAGCCTGTAGGTGCGCGGCGTAAGTCGGGAAGCGCAAATGGCACTCAAGGGGACGAACCTTGAGCAAAAGTAGCCGACAGCGGATGGCTCCGTCAGTCATCAATTCCGCACGATCCCGAGTTAGGCGCAATCCGTCTACAACTCCGTGCGGATTCACCATCAGTCATCAGGGTATTAGAGGTAAATAACATGGTAGAAGGATTAGACGTTGTGGCATGGGAGAGGTGGGTAGCGTTCCGCAAGGCGATACGCAAGCCGATCAAGGAAGCCTCAATCCATGCGATGCAGATGAAGCTGGCGAAGTACGGTGACGATCAGGAAGAAGTTGTTAACCAGTCGGTCAGCAACCAATGGCAAGGGCTGTTTGACCTTAAAAAGTCCAAGCCCGGGTTCGGCGAAAAACCCGTCAAGACTGACAAGCAAGTAGCCGCTGACAACGAACGCTGGCAGCAAACGCAGGATCGTTGCGCCCGGGAGTGGGACAAGCGCCTTGGTGAACCGCTTGCTAAACTCAAACTCGCGGATGCCCTCCTTGCGCGTTACAACGTCAGAAATGACGAACCCGGCCACGACGAACGGATGGAGTGGCTACGGGAGCGGGTGGCTGATCTTCTACGAGAAGCGGATGCAAAGCTGGTGGCGGGTGATCCTTGCCTCATAGCAATGATCTGCCAGTTCTGGGGCGAGCGGGGCGTGAAGAAAATCCATGCGCGTGCCGCCGCTTAATAAATACCGATCAAACCAAATATGGTGGAAAATATGGCTTATCCGTTGCATCAACGAGGCTAGAGAGTGCGACACGCCGCCAGACGAGACGCCAACGACGCCATCATCACCGACGCCTTGCGCAAGGCAGGCTTCACGGTCACCGATTTCGGTAAGGCAGGCCAAGGCATCCCCGACAAACTCGTGACGAAACTGCTACCCGATGGCAAATCGTGGGTGTGTTGGGTAGAGATTAAGATGCCGACGGGGCGGCTACGGGAGGCGCAGGAAGCGTTTAAGAACGTCTTTGAGGGCAGGGGCGAGTATTACGTCGCCCGTGACGCAGAGGCCGCTATACGCGATCTCTGGGCGTTATACGACGATGCCATCAAGCCAGAGCAGCGTCGGTGAACATCTGTGCTTTGCGCTTGCCTTTGTAATGGGCGATGACGGGCGAGGGGAACTCGGCAAAATGTTCCGGCAGACAGGCATAACGGTACTCGTCCAGCTTGCGCACAAAAAGCGGCGAGAGGCTGTTGACGTAATCCCGCAAAACCTCCTGATCGCCGTACCACGCTTTGAACTTGTCGGGCAGGGCGGCGTACCGCTCGGCCAAATTGACCCACACGCCCGCATCGGGGGTGATGGTCGCGCAGCCGAGGTACGGGTAAACCTCGTCCAGCGTTTTCCCAGCGTATTCGGAATAGTCCTGCCCGCGCTGGTGGACGTTGAAGATGGCATCGCGCATGAACGTGCGTCGGCAGACCGCAATAATCCCCTCGCCCAAGAGCAGTTCGGGGTGGATGGGCTTGCGCACCAGCATGTCGGTGTCCATGTAAAGCGCAGGCTGGGCGAGCTGCAACGCTGCAAAGGCTTGCGTGCGCCAGAGCATCAGATGCGCGGGGTCACCGCTTGTCGGGTGCGCCCATGTGACGCCCGGGACGGTGGGGGTCGCGTTGTCGGTGACTTGGATGATTTCAGCGCCGGGATTGTGTTTCCGAAGCGACGCCACCATAGCCGTTGGCATTGAAAGATCGGTGCCAACGTGGAAAAAGACGAAGGTTGACATAGGGAGAAATTAGCATGATTAACTTAAATCGCAAAAGAACAAGCCGCATCATTTGGGAAACGCTGCTGGAAAACACGGTGAGCCAGCCGAAAATCCCGTGGGTGGATCAGCTCAATATGTTGGATGCGCTACGCACGACGGCACAGGCACCGACGGGTAGCATCAGCCTCTCGGCGTTCTGGTGTCTCTATAGCGTCGTGCAGGCGTTTAAGCCAAAGGTGGTCGCGGAGGTTGGCACTTACATCGGCAAGTCCACGCTCGCGCTCGTCTCTAGCGGGGCGACGGTCTACACCTGTGACCATAGCAACGACATCAAGCTGCCCTTCAAGGTCAACCAGTACCCGATGAAAGGCAGCACAGAGATGTTTGAGGACATGCTGAAAAACAAGATTAAGGCTGATCTGATATTTCTGGACGGCAGGCTGACCCCGCGAGACATCCGGTTGATGGCAGAAATTGCTCATGGCAACACAGTCGTGCTGCTGGATGACTTTGAGGGCGTGGAAAAGGGTGTCGCCAACGCGCAAATGTTTCAGTACGAGGGGGCGATGCTGGTGTACCCCGCCGAAAAGGACTTGTTGGAAAAGCACGGGCTGCCCGATGAATCCACGCTCGCTATGGTCGTCCCGCACAGCGTCGTGCGGTTGACGAGCCAGTAGCCTCCCATTACCCTCGCAATGCGGAGGTTCTATGTCGCATAAAGACGCTGCCGAGTTTGTCGGGGTATTGCTGCATAGCAGCACCGCCGCGCATTTCCTACATTTGCAGACGGCAAGCTATGCCGCTCACAAAGCCCTCGGCCATTACTACAAGAACATCGTGGGGTTGGCCGACAAGTACGCCGAGGCGTATCAGGGCCACTACAACATCATCCCGCTGGACGACTACCCAGACGGGTTTAAGGTGCAGAAGGATGCCGCCGCTTACGCCAACAGCCTGCTAACGTTCGTGAAGGGCATCCGCACCGACCTGCCGAAGGACACCGACTTGCAGAACATCGTGGATGAGATCGTGGGCGAGATTGCGAGCCTGTCGTACAAACTGGAGAGGTTTAAATAATGCCTTCAAACCGAGAAAAAATGGCGGCGGCGCTACGGCATTTTGAAGAAAAAGCCGAGTTACGCCGGCGGTTAGAGCGAATGACAAGTTTGACCCAACCGCAAAACGCAGATGCGGTTGACGTAGTTGCGGACGTTGGCGCGGGGTTTGTGCCGGGAATTGCCCAAGCTCAGGCCGTTCGTGACTTTGAGCGGGCGCGGCGCGAGGGCGATACAGTAGGAATGGGGCTTTCTACGCTAGCGGGCGTTCCGGTAATTGGTGGCGTCGCAAAAGCAGCGAACGTGGCGAGGAAGGCCGGAACTTTGCAAGATGTCGCGGAAGGAGCAATGCAGGCGGGTCGTATGAGTCCGCAAACCGCAAGCGAATTGGCCGAGGCAGAGCGGCTTGCCGATGCCGGGGCAATTGCAAAGCAAACCGGGCTGAACGCTCAAAAAGCCGAGGGCGCGAACAGGATGTTATTAAAAAGCCTTGAAAGCGACAACCCAGATTTTCGTCACGACGATGCTCGCGCCGCGATTGAGCGGATGCGTGGTTTGTTACAGAGCCGCTCACAGATAAATAACCCGATGCAAGAGCGTTTGAGGGCCGCTTATCAATATAGCAATAGCATCGGCGGGATGACGAAACCGGATGCGCCGATGTCATCAACGCAGCGCAAAATGCTATCGGGAATTTTGCGGGGCGATATTGCGTACGATGATGCTGGTGATTTGCGACGGATAAAATAACGTGCAAATTGAACAAATCGGGATCGCCACCCTGATCCCGTTTGCGAAAAATAGCCGCACACATAGCGACGCACAGGTAGCCCAGATCGCGGCCAGCATCCGCGAGTTTGGCTTCACCAACCCCGTATTGATAGACGAGGCCAACGGCATCATTGCCGGTCACGGGCGCGTTATGGCTGCTCGTAAGCTAAAACTGACCGAAGTGCCGTGCATCAGGCTGTCGCATTTGTCGGACGCCCAAAAGCGGGCTTACGTTATTGCCGACAACAAACTTGCCCTTAACGCCGGCTGGGATGAGGCTATGCTCAAACTGGAGTTAGCCGACCTAAAGGCGCTGGACTTTGACCTTGACCTAACGGGCTTTGACACGGACGAAATAGACGCCCTATTGGCCGAAAAGGGAACGGAGGGGCTAACTGACCCCGACGATACGCCCGAGCCGCCCGTGGAGCCTGTCACGCGCCTTGGAGACGTTTGGGTATGCGGCCAGCACCGAGTTATGTGCGGCTCCAGCCTAGAAATGACCGCAATAGAACGCCTATGCGGGGATCAGCGGGTAGATATGCTACTGACTGACCCTCCCTATAACGTGGCGTATACAGGCAAAACTAAAGACGCACTAACCATTCAAAACGACAGCATGGGCGACGAGGCGTTTAGGACTTTTTTGCGGGACGCTTTTGTTACGGCTGATGCGGTTCTGAAACCGGGGGCGGTGTTTTACGTTTGGCACGCGGACTCGGAGGGCTATAACTTTCGTGGGGCGTGTAAGGACGCCGGCTGGAAAGTGCGGCAATGCCTAATATGGCAGAAAAGCAGCATGGTAATGGGGCGGCAGGATTACCACTGGCAACACGAACCGTGCCTTTATGGCTGGAAAGACGGCGCTGGTCATTTGTGGGCGTCTGACCGAAAACAAACCACCCTGCTTAAGTTTGATCGCCCAAGTCGTAACGAAGATCACCCCACGATGAAACCCGTGGCGCTGTTTGAGTACCAGCTGCTTAACAACACCAAGGGCGGGGATATCGTGCTGGATTCGTTTGGCGGCAGCGGCACAACGCTAATTGCTGCCGAAAAGAACGGACGCATAGCCCGTATTATGGAGCTAGACCCCAAGTACGTTGACGTTATCGTTAAACGCTGGGAGGACTTTACCGGCCAGAAAGCGGTGCTGGAATCTACTGGCGAACCGTTTAAGGCCGCGGCATGAAACGCAAGGAAACGCGCATTAGCGAACGCACCGGCCAACCCAAGCAAGGCCACCAAGGAGAAGGCGGCGGTCGCCCCCCGTTTGAGATTGATTATGAAGCTGTTAAGAAGCTGGCAGGCATCCAATGTACGCAGACCGAAATCGCCGCTTGGCTCGGTTGTCACGTCAATACGCTGCTAACCGATGAGAAGTTTATGGAGATTTATAAAAGCGGAATAGAGGGCGGCAAAATGTCGCTACGCCGCCACCAATGGCGGGCGTTAGAGGAAGGCAACACCACGATGCTAGTGTGGCTTGGTAAGCAGTACCTCGGGCAACGGGAAAAGAACGAGCTGACGGGCGCTGATGGCAAGGATTTGGTCATCACATGGCTGCCGCCCCAGTAGTCATACCCTACGCACCGCGTAAGGCTTTTATGCCGTTCCATGAGCGCACCCAACGGTGGGCGTGTCTTATTGCTCACCGACGAGCCGGGAAAACCGTTGCCGCCGTTAACGACATTATCCGGTCGGCTATGTTTGCCCGAAGCTCAAGCCCGTTGTACGGGTATTGCGCCCCGTACCGCTCGCAAGCCAAGTCGGTCGCATGGGACTACTTTAAGTTTTACGCCGCCCCCGTCACCCGTGACGTAAACGAATCCGAATTAACGGTGGAATTAGTGAACGGCGCGAAGATCA